TTCATTACAACAGCAAGAGCAAGTAAAAGCGAACCACGAACTGGCGCAATTTGCAACAGCTGATAAAGAGCATTTTGACGCGGTGCGCAACGACATGGCCGACCTGCTGGAATCAGGTAAGGCGCAATCGTTGCAAGACGCGTATGAGATGGCTATATGGATGCGACCCGATATTAGGCAAACCCTTATCGAGCGGCAAACGACAGAAGCAAGACGACAACAGGAAGAGCAAGCACGAAACCAGCGAGCGAAAGCCGCAAGCGTAAGCGTTAAAGGCAGCTCCCCCACATCGTCAGGCAGTCAAACCGTAGCGGGAAGTTTGAGAGATATTCTCGAATCCCAATTTGATAGATGAACCTAATAAGGGGAAACCATGGCAACTTTTGCTAATTTGAGTGACATTGTCACGACCACCATTCAAAGCCGTTCCGGCACTTTGGCCGACTCAGTAACCAAAAATAACGCGTTACTTACCAAGTTAAAAGGCCGCGGCAACGTTAAAACCATCAGCGGCGGTAACGTCATTATGCAAGAGCTGATGTATAACGACGCTTCTACCATCACCGCTTCATCATACAGTGGTTATGACGTGATTGACATCACGCCTAATAGCCCGATTAGCGCCGCTCAGTTTGACTTAAAGCAGTACGCATCTAGCGTATCAATCAGCGGTTTTGAGATGTTGCAAAACAGCGGCAAAGAGCAGATCATAGATATGCTTGAAGGCCGTATTCAAGTAGCTGAAGCGCAATTGTTAAACCAGATCAGCGCTGGCATATACAGCGATGGGACCGGAAACAGCGGCAAAGACATCACCGGATTGCAGGCAGCTATTAGCACCACCCCGTCTAGTGGCACTTATGGCGGTATTAACCGTGCAAACTGGAGCTTTTGGCGCAATGCAGCATTCAGCGGCGTGAGCGACGGCGGCGCAGCAGTTTCAAGCACCAACATCCAGAGCTACATGAACCGTTTAGCCGTTCAATTGGTGCGCGGTACAGATCGCCCCGATATGATCGTAGCTGATAACAACTACTATCGCTTTTTCTTGGAATCCCTGCAAGCAATTCAGCGCGTTACCAGCGAGGACAGCGCAGCAGCCGGCTTTACTTCAATCAAATATTTGGGGGCTGGCCTAAATTGTGATGTGTACCTTGATGGCGGTATCGGTGGTGCAATTCCTTCAAACCGGATGTATTTCTTGAACAGTAAATTTATGTTCTTCAGGCCACATCGTGACCGCAACTTTGTACCCATTGGCGGAGACCGCCAATCGGTTAACCAAGATGCAGTGGTTAAGCTAATCGGCTGGGCCGGCAATTTAACTTGTTCTGGCGCACAGTTCCAAGGCGTTCTATCCGCTTAATACACAGGGGCTCAGCCCCTTTTTTTGAAAGGAATTAAAATGGCAACACCGTTTTCAGCAACCCCCCTCAGTGGTGCGGATTTAGTCACCATCACCTTGGCCGCTGATTTGGCGAATGGCAAAATTGGCAATGCACGTTTAGGTCAACAAGTGTTTGGCAGCGATGGAAAACTATACGTGTACGCACAGGCTAACGGATCAATCCCCGCATCGACCGCAGTGTGTACCGTTAGCCCCTCCACATTTTTGGCAACCAGCACGGGCGGCTCCTACACCAGCCCCGCTACAGCTATGAGTGCAGGCGATCGGGCTTGGTTTGGCAAAGCTAGCGTTTAATTAAGGAGGCGATATGGCCTTTACATCACGCATAATGGGGGCGGGAAATAGCCCCTTTGCAGCCGTTGCCATCAATGGCGATTTGGCTGATAATTTGACAGCAACCGGAACAACCCAAACCGACGCTTTAGGTTTAACGTCAGTGTTTAACATTGTCGGAACTACGGCAGCGAGTACGGGTGTAAGGTTGATGACAAGTGAACCCGCAGGTGAAGTAGTGGTTAAAAACTTGGGGGCGAATACACTTAACGTATATCCGTCTACGGGTCAAGCCATTAACGCACTAGCGGCAAACGCAGCGTACACCATAGCCGCAGGTGCTTCTGCTACATTTTTGGGCAGAGCTTCAGGCGGTTGGATGAACGTATAACCACCACCCCCGAAAGGGGGTTTTTAACTTCTGAAAGAAAAGACTATGAGCTATCCTCAAGCCGAATCTAATTTGTTTGTTCAGTTTTACACCGACGCAATTGAGCTTAAAGCGCAATCTGAGAAAGAAGGGCGACCGATTTTCAAAGATGTGCCCTTTGTTCGAATCATTGTGCCTGGCGACATGAATAACATTATCGAGCGCATAGCAGAGGAAAGCGACAAACATCGTTTTGCTAATGCGTGGGCGAGATATCAGAACTCAGAAGCAAAAGCCACCGAGGGGACACCCTTGGAGCAATGGCCGCAAATTACCCGTTCATTGCTCAAGGAGTGCAAGTATTTTGAGATTCACACGGTAGAAGCATTAAGTAATATCAGTGATGCTCACGTGGCCAAATTAGGCATGGGCTTTGGTGAATTACGCACCAAGGCAAAGGCATGGATTGAGGCCGCATCGGGTTCAGCAGCTGCAACAGCGCAGGCCGCAGAGAACGACAGATTGAAACAAATGCTGGCAGATATGCAAGTTCAAATTAACGAGCTATCTGAGGCCAAAGCACGGCGCAAAAAGGAATTAATTGAATGACGACACTGCTCCAAATAATTCAAGACACTTGCGACGAGCTGGCACTAGATCGGCCCTCGGTAGTAATCAGTTCAACCGATAAGCAAGTACGCCAAATGCTGGCGTTATTGAACCGTTTGGGGCGGGATATTGTTAAGCAATATGAATGGCAGCGCCTGAACAAAGAGGCGCTATTAACAACCGTTCAATACACCTACACAGGCACACTAACAGCAGGCAGCAACGTTATAACGGGGCTATCATCTGTTACAGGGTTAAACACCAATTTCACGGTATTGGGCACGGGTGTAATGCCGTTTGCTCAGATCACCAGTGTCGGAAGTTTGACAGTTAACATGGACATGGCAGCGACGGAATCCGGAACCGTGTCGCTGCAATTCACACAGAACAAATACCCATTGCCGAGCGATTGGGACAGGGAAGTGCCCCAGACCGAGTGGAATCGCACTACCCGCTGGCCGTTGCTTGGTCCGAAATCCGCGCAAGAGTGGCAGACGTTCAAAAGCGGGATAGTATCGGCTGGCCCACGCCAACGATTTAGGATTTTGGGGAATTCGTTACAGATAAACCCGTCACCACCACCAGGCCAAACAGCATCGTTTGAGTACATATCAAACGCATGGGTATACGCAAGCGACGGGACGAGCAAAACATCATTTACGGCGGATGATGATACCTGCGTTTTTCCAGATTCGCTCATGCTTACAGGGCTCAAAACCCAGTGGAAACAGTCGAAGGGGCTTGATATTACCTTTGACGCTGGCGAGTTCAGGGCTTTGTTAGAACGCGCAAAAGCGCAAGACAAGAGCGCACCGAAGTTATATTTAAGCCAAGCGAGCGGCAACATTCTGTTAACCAACCGCAACATTATTGACGGTTCATTCCCCAGCCAGTAGTACTATGGACAAGCAAGCAATTATTAACGCATTACGCAACTACGCACAGGCCACCAGCAACGAAGTGGCTAACATGGTCGCCGGTCCGGTGGATTTGGTTAATGCAGGACTGGAAAAAATCGGGTTAGGCACCAAGGAACCGATAGGCGGAAGCGCATGGATGCAGCGCCAAGGGTTGACCGCACCAGTGCCGGAGGGCATAGCGCAAAAACTGGGCGAGGCCACAGGGTTGGTTTTGCCATTGGCAGGCATGAAAGCCAAAGAAATCGCGCAGGCATTGAGAAAAGGCGGCGAGAATTTAGCCAAAAGCGTAGGAGCTGGCGGCGTTGGTGGTGGGCAACGGGGCGTTTTATACAACCCAACCGGAAAAACTCGTCAACAAACACGAGAAATAATTCAAAATGATGCAGAAGAACTAAAAAACATACTGGAAAGCCAAGGGTTACGAGCAACTGTAGAACATTCAGGAAGTATTGCGGGCCCATCTAGTTATGTAAGTGTAATGCATCCTGAAACAGGCGCATCATTGAAGTACCCAATACGATTAAGTGACCATTCAAAAGGGCCATTTCAAAGCCAATTGATATATGGCAATTACACAAAAGAAGAGTTCCCAGAATTGTTAAAAAAAATTGATGTTGATCTATCTACATCAAAACCAGTACTTTATTTACAAAACGAGATAAAAGAAAAAGCGTTTAATGCGGCAAAAAACACATATCCGGATTTGCCGAACAAAAAATTATGGAAAATTGCTGAAAAAGAAGCAGAAAATTTTATAGAAACTCAGTCTATATTTCCCCAACCCATTGTTAAGGCGCTACGCAATGGCAACTAGTTCCCCGGCCGAGTTCACATCAGTACCCGCACCAGTCGGCGGGTTAAATGACCGAGATTCTATTGTCGGCATGAAGCCAAACGAGGCGATAGTGCTTGAAAATTGGTGGGTGTATCCGACGTATGTCGCAACTCGAAAAGGCAGCACAGCTTGGCTAACGGGACTACCGGGGCAAGTGCGCTCCTTAATGGAGTATTCGCCGACGGTTGGCAATAACAAGCTATTAGCATTTTGCAACGGAAACTGTTACGACGCAACGAACCAAGGCACAGCCGGAGCACCAATACACACGGGGTTTTTGAGTAACGATTTTCAAGATGCGATGGTAACAACGCCGGGTGGTTCGTTTCTGATAATGGTGAACGGCGTGGACAAAATGCACGCTTACAACGGCACGACATTCACTATCCCAACGGTTAACAGTGTGGACAGTGCCACGTTTGCAAGCGTTGTGTCATTCAAAAACCGGTTATTTTTTGGGCAAAGCACGAGCCTCAAAGTTTATTATTTACCCGTTAACGCTTACGCCGGACAAGCAAGCGAGATCGACCTTGGCGCGGTATTTAACCACGGCGGCACGATTAATGCAGTGTTTAACTAGACAGTAGATGCGGGCGATGGCATGGATGATCGTTTGGTGGTCGTCACCACAAAGGGCGAACTGGCGGTATTTACTGGCACAGACCCAAGCAATGCGAACACATGGGCGCTGCATGGCGTTTTTAACGTTGGAATACCGCTGGGCCGGAGATGTGGGACTAAACTGGGCGGTGATTTGATTATGAACACACTTACCGGGGTTTTCCCGCTATCGGGTGCGTTGCTCAGTGCAACAATCAACCGAGCCTCGGCACTTACAGACAAAATTCAAAATTCAGTATCACTGGCGGCCAGTCAATACCGTGATAATTTTGGTTGGCAGGTAACAATTAACGCAGACAACAATGCTTTGATTTTGAATGTGCCAAAAGGAAACGGCGCAAATTTCCAGTACATCCAAAACACGATTACTGGCGCATGGACTAAGTTTACCGGGTGGAATGCAAGCGTATTTCTAGTAACCGACGATGGCTTGTATTACGGCAACAGCAATTCCGTTCAGAAAGCATGGACAGGCAATGCTGATAATGGTGTGCCTATAACGGCCACAATTTTGCCTTCATACCAGTATTTCGGCAATATGGCACGTAATAAAATGTTTACCATGGTCAAGCCCTATATGCTGAGCAATGGGCGGCCAACGGTACTTTATGATGTCAATGTAGACTTTGTAAACACCCCGCCAACAGGCGAACTAAATTATGAAGCACCTACGGGCATGATTTGGGGCGCTATGAACTGGGACAACAACAATATGAAGTGGGGCGGCGATATGACCGTATTTACAGGCGGATGGAAAACAGTAGGCCGGATAGGTAACGCTGCAACATTGAGCATGGTAGTTCAAAACAACGGTTCAGAAGTTCAATTTATGAATTGGAGCGCAGCTTATCAACAGGGCGGCGTGCTGGATTACTGATGTACATATTCGACACTGAACGGATTACAAAGTGGGTTGAAGATCAAATAAACGACGACATACTATCGTATGACATCAGAGCAATAGGGCAGGTGAATGAAAACGGCGAACTGGTTGCGGGTGCAGTTTTCAGCGGGTATAACGGGGCGCACATAATTCTAAGTTTGGCATGTCAAAAGCCGATGCATAGACAATTCATAGCAATGATGTTTGACTACCCGTTTAACAAAGCTGGCGCAAACAGGCTGACGGCATTTATAAAATCAAACAATGAAAAAAGCATACATCTTGCAGAAAGGTTAGGCTTTGTTTTAGAATCAACACTACAACAAGCTACCCTTGATGCGGATTTGCAAATATATCGGATGTTCAAAAATGAATGCCGATTCATAACAGACAGATATTTGAAAGCATTGGGGGGATAAAGTGGAATTCAGTCTAATACCGGATATTTTGGCTTCAGTCACCAGCATAAGTGACGTTATTGAATTGTTCCGAAATCACGGCGATTACATAGTGGCTTTTGGCTCATTTATTCCTAATGTTTTCCGCGGAATAGGAATTGGTCCCGCCAAGGTACAAGAACCACCACCAGTTGACTACGCAAGCGCAGCACGTGAAACGGCAGCAGGTAATTTAGAGGCAGCGCGCCAGGCTACAAAAGCCAATCGGATTAACCAATACACGCCCTATGGAAGTCTAACATATTCCCAAGGCCCTAATGATACATGGTCTCAAACCATGACATTAAACCCAGAGGCACAAGCAACACTTGATCGAGAAATGGCAATGGATAAGCAATATGCCGACATTGCTCAATCTGGGTTAAATAAAGCACGCAGCACGCTTGAAAATCCAGATCTTGATTTTTCTAAGTTGCCCGAGTTACAAGGTATAGATTTTAGTGAATTACCGCAAGCGCCGATAAACGCAGGTGAAACGGCGCAACGCGCAATGATGGCAAGATTACAACCTCAGTTAACCCAATACGAAAATGAGTTATCGCAGAGGTTGGCTAATCAAGGCGTTACGTTAGGTTCCGAAGCCTACAACCGAGAGATGCAACTGGCCGCGCAACGGCGTAATGATTTAGAGTTACAGGCCGCACGTGAAGGCATATCATTAGATCAGGCAGCTAGACAAAATGCTTTAACAGAGCAGAATATGCGTTATGGAAATTTAGCCGATATGCGTAGCCGTTTGTTGGCAGAACAGGCAATGGCTAAAGATAGGCCATTAAACATAATAAATGCACTGCGGACAGGCGCACAAGTGCAAAACCCAACATTCCAGCCATACGCACAGCAGGCCACTACTCAAGGCCCAAATATGACGTTAGCAGGGCAATTAGGTTATCAACAAGGATTAGACTCATTCAACGCCCAACAAGCCAGACAACAGCAAGCAGTGGCAACTGCGGGTAAATTAATTGGTTCAATGTTCGGAGGTGGAGGCGTTGCAGGCGGTGGCGGCGGTATGCCTCAATTTATTCCTGGTATGTTTGGATAAGGACAACCCATGTACGACGACATTGATTATGATATAGAAATAGAATTGGCGAAGCAGCGAGCAAAGCGTTTTGAAGCAATGCGCCAGCAGCAAGCGCCACAAGGCCAGATGGTGGGCGGGCGATACATTGCCCCTCATGGATTAGAATATTTGGCCAATGCTTTGCGGGAGCGACAAGGCAATCTAGGCATGCAAGCCGAAGAGCAAAAAATAAGGGATTTGCACACGTCAAAACGACAGGCGGTAGCGGATGCGTTGCGCCAGTTTGGGGAATTGTCACAAGGCTTGGCAGAAAACCGACCAGGCGACGAGATGGGGCCGGTACGACCCGCTCAGGCCCCAAATATGAGGGCGGCTTACGGGGCCTTGTTAAATGCACCCGACACCAACATGCGAAGCGCAGGAATTACCGGTTTATCAAGTTTGCCTCAATTGGAAGCCGCCAGAGCTGAGAGAGAAGCCGGCAGAGAGCAAAGGGCGCAGGAGTACGCGCAAAACCTTGCATTTAAACAGCAGGAAGCAGAGCAGGGGCGGCAATTTCAAGCCGAGCAGCGTGAACGTGAGCGGCAGTTCAGGCAAGAATTGCAGATGCAGAATTTAGCCGCACAGCGTGAAGCTAGAGCAAACGCCATCGCCATGAGGCCAGAACCTACGGCTACAGTACTGGGTCCGAATGGTGAAGCCATAACCGTTCCCAGATCACAAGCGCAGGGTTTGCCTCTGTACAACCCACAGGCGGCATCACAACTGCAAAAAGAGAAAACCAAGCAGCAAGCAAAGCAGCAGCTATCCGACACCATTGCAGCATTAAGCGAAAATTACACTAACCTTGCCAAGGGAGGTGGTATATCTAGTTCAAAGCAAACTGGCATGCAAAACATTGGCGCATGGTTGGGCGCAAACGCAGTTGGGCAATATTTAGGCGGCGTGGCAGGAACAGAAAACCAAGCAGAGCGGCAAAAGATTGAGCAAACGCGCCCATTGCTTATGAATTTAATTATGCAGGCTACCGGCATGAGTTCGCAGCAGATGAACAGTAACGCCGAAATGCAGATGTATTTAAAAGCGGCCACAGACCCCAAATTAACGCTCGAAGCCAACCAAAACGCACTGCAGAATCTGGACAAGATGTTTGGCCTAGGTTTGTACAAACCAAATGCATTGCAGCCGACACAACAGCAAGCACAGCAGCCGGCCAAACCGAATATTGACGAACTGTTAAGGAAATATTGACATGCCGACAATTGAACGTTTGCATCAAGCCTTAATTAACGCTGATTCGGCTGGCGACACCGAAGCCGCTACGGCCATAGCGGCAGAGATTCGCAAAATGCAAAGCGCTGCACCGGTTGCACAACCAGCCATTGAAAAGCGTCAAAAACTCGACAAGGGTTATTTAGAATCTTTAGGCGCAGGTTTGGGCGCTGGCGTTGGTAATGTGGCATTAGGAGCACAAAACCTAGTCGGAATGGGGCTGGAAAAACTCGGCGCAGAAAGCGCAGGCCGTTGGCTGCAAGAAAATGCAGCCATGGGCAAGCGCAACATCCAAGCCGAGTTACAACCCTATAAAGAAGCAAACCCCTACACGGCAGGCGGCGGAGAATTGGCCGGAGAGATTGTCAGCACGTTACCTGTTGGGGGAGCATTGGCTAAAGGCGTGCAGGCCATACCCCAGATATCTGGGCGAGTGCCCACACTGGTTAATGCGCTGCGTACTGGCGGTCTAGGTAAAGGATCCGGCAATGTGGCAACCCGAATGGCCGGCGGAGCGATTACGGGCGGCACAAGTGCAGCGTTAATTAATCCAGAGGAAACCGGCACAGGTGCGGCCATAGGCGCAGCAATACCCGGCGGACTGAGTGCTATTAAAGGCGTAAAAGCACTGGCCTATGACCCGTTAATGAATCAAAACGAGATTGCCGGCAAGGTATTAGCATCGATGGCCGGTTCGCCACAAATGGCATATGAGGCCGTTAAAAGGTTGCGCAGCGGCGGAGCGCAAACACCAAGATTAACCTTGACCGCTGGCCAAATGGGCGGTAACGTTGGATTGTCGGCGCTTGAAGATGCGTTAGCGGCACAAAATGCGGCAGGTGCGTTATCAAACAAGGTTCGGCAGCAAAATGCCATACTGGCCAAACAGTTGCGCAAAGTATCCGG